TCATGCCACGCCCAGGATCTTCTTGGTCCTGTTCAGAACGTCAGCAGGATCCAGTCCGGAGCCCTTCACCTTGCCGGCGATCTCCTGCGCCAGCACGTCAGCAGGATCCGGCTCGGCCGGCTTCGCTGCGACGCCCTGGATGGTGCAGTAGTCAGGGTTTTCGAGGTAGATCCAGCCGGCGCCGCTTTTCAGCTTGCCCCAGCCGTCCTGCACCTCGGTGATGGTAAAGACGCCCTTGCCGGTCTGGCCTCTGACCGCGTAGCTCATGCCGGGGCCCTTGCGGTAGTTCAGATCCGGGATAATGACGCGGACAGTGAAGGGCGTCGCAGGGAAGTCCTGGACGGCCCCCGGAGCCGCCTCGGATGGCTGGGTAGTGCCAGAGCCCAGGAGCTCATTGACGGCCGCAGCGATGGCGCCGTGGCGGTCGTAGAGGTACTGGCCCGGGCAGGCCTTGTTGGCATAGTCGCGGTGCACGGTCATGTTGCAGCCGTTGGAGTGGTTGACGCGGTCGGCCTTGTTGGTGGACCAGATCAGCTTCTTGATGCCGTTGCGCTTGCAAATGTCGGCTATCAGCTTGATCAGTGCGGCGTAGGCTGCATCGGTCACGGCGTAGGGGTGCTCGGTGTCGCTGGCGACTTCGATGGTGATGGCGCGGTTGTCGTTCTCACGGCTGGAAGTGCACCAGGAGCGATCCGCCTCATCGACGGACAGGCCGATGGAGCCATCCTTGCCGACGATGTAGTTGGCGCTGCACTCGCGGTCAGTGGTGGCAAAAAAATCGCAGCCTTGCTTCGCCGTCCACTGGCCCACGATGCAGTGGATCGTAATGGTGTCGATGGCGTGGTTGCGGGGGCTGGTCTTGTTCTTGGTGATGTTGGTGTACGTTACCAGAGGGCTGTTGCTCACGGTGATCTCCTCCTTCTCTGAGGTTGTTGTAGTGTTTGCGTAGGCGTCGTAGTATGCCTGGCCGAAGCCGGCCCGCTTTACCTTGACGGCGTTGCTCATGTCGGCCGGGCGCTCGTACTTGGTCAGCACGATGTCGGACGCCTCCTTCACGGTCCGGGCTGTCCGGAGTACCTGGAAGACGGCCACGTGGCCCTTCAGCTCCTGGAACATGAAGTCGAGCTGCATCATCAGGTCGCCGATGGACGCGCCGGTCTTCCGGGCATAGTTGAGCATGGCCTCCTTGCGGCTCCAGTATGTCCACTGCGCGAGGCCGTAGCCGGCGCTGTCGCGGACGAAGTTGGAGTAGCTCCCGGAGTCCACGGCGGCCGTGTACTCGGCGTCCGTGAGGCCCAGGCGCTTTTCGTAGGTGTTCTGGAGGTTTATCGGATTGAGCCCGCTCTCGGCGTAGAGGTTGCCCATCAGCCCGGCCACACCGGCCGGGCTGAAACCTTTGCAGCAGAAGTAGTTCCAGATGGTCCTCTCGGTGGAGGACCTTGTCGCCTTCACGGCTTACTCCTTGCCTGGGCTGGTGTTAGCGTCGCCCTCCGCCTTCTGTTTCAGGATGTCGATGGCCTTCACCACGACGGCAGGGATAGGCACGCCCATCAGTCCGGCGTTTTCGATAATGCTGATCGTCTCATTGGCGACGAAGGCGATGATCGTCGTGTCTCTGATGAATGTGGAGCCCGTGACCAGATCGAGGCGGCAGGCTACCAGTACCACCAGGAGAGTCGTGCCCTTACGGCAGAGACCCTTCCATCCGGCGCGACTCTCCAGGGCGCCGTCTGTGGACTTCTGGGATCTGTGAAACACGCCGGCAACGATGAGACCGGTAGCGTAGTCCACGCCCATGAAGACCAGGAGCGTGGTCAGAGCTGCGTCCCAGCCTCCGAAAAGGCTGGCGATGAAGCCGCCCACGACTCCCACTGCTGTGCAAATTCCAGTTTTCATGTTGTGTACCTTCCTTCTTTTTATTTGCTTAGAATTATGCCCCCACGGAGATATTCGTGGGGGCATTGTGGGCTTTACTCAGTGACGAGCTCTGCCAGTTCCAGGTCGATCAGCATCTCCTTGACTTGGGGCTTGATCAGGTCAGGGACGCTGTCGTAGGTACGCTTGCCCTTGACGATCAGGGCGACGTAGATGACTGCCATGTTGTTCACCTCCTTTCTGAGCCAGGATCTGAAGCGCCGGATCATCTTACTCCTCCAGGAGCGCGCGGACTTCGTCGCGCAGATTTTCGGGCACGTCGTCGATGGTTTTGAGCCCCTTCTTGATGAGAGCTGCGTAAACTTTAGCCATAGTTATTTACCTCCGATAATCATTTCATAGACCTCAGCCAGAGCGAGCTGAAGGTCGGTGATGCTGTTGGCGTTGGTGGCCAGAGCAGCTGTGGCGAGTTCCTTCTGCTTTTCCTCAGCCGTCTTCTCGGCCAGGATAAACCAGTAGCTCTTGCCGACCTTGCTGATCTGGACCAGCTTCATGTCCTGATAGGTCTGGGTGCCGTCAGGCCCCTCGATGGTCACGCTGGAGAGCTTACCGGCGAAGGTGGCCTCGGCGACGGCGGCGGAGCTGATGTAGTTGTTCCCGTTGAGGTCGAGGCCGTCGAGGGATGTGCCATCAGCCAGTGTAATCTTCCATGTCCTTTTTTCCATTTTGGTCTCCTTCCGAACAGCTCATAGTAGAGGCTGCTCATGTTATAAACTTGATCATGCGACATATACTTCCAGTGACTTCCCAGCCAGGACTTGAAGGCGTTCTCGACCGTCGCGTAGTCGATGCGGCCGCTATCGAGCAGGCGCTTGTAGGCCTTCAGCTTGCGCCGCTCCCTTGTGATGTTCTTCGGGTTGATCTTCCGGATAATTCTGCCGGTCTCCGTTAAGGAGTAGCACACCTGCAGGTGCCGGAACTCCGAGGACAATTTCACGATCCTGGTTTTCTTGCGGTTAATTATCAGCCCATACTCTTTCGCCTCCTTCTCCAGACCGTCCAGAAGTTCCAGCAGCTCCTCCCGGGTCCGGGCGATTGCGTAGGAGTCATCGGTATAACGGCCGTATCCTTTGACCGCCTTGACGATCTTGGCATAATTGTCCAGCCGGTAGGGGTAGACGATGCCGATGTTCTGCGAAGGCTGGGAGCCGATGTCCACACCCTTCCGGAGCATTTTCTCGCCGGTCAGGAGCGCTGGATCCACGCCGTAGTTCAGCATCGGGTCGATTTTTCCGGCCATCATCGCCTCGATCTCCTTGTCAGTGAAACGAGAGACGTCCTGCTCGAAGGTCTTGAAGATGAGCGGCAGCAGCATCTCAGTGATGGCCAGCGTCTCCGGATCTTCGACTTCGCGCTCCAGGAACGTCTGGAGCACCTCCAGGCATTTGTCGTGCGGGATGTTGGCATAATAGCCGGAGAAGTCCACCAGGAGGATGTATCCCTCGTTGGTGCCGTTTTGCATGAAATACTGATGCAGTCGAGCCTCGAAGCGGCGACGATGGAAAGCCACGCCCTTGCCCTTCTGTGAGGCGCTGTTGTCATAGATCAGGTACTTGCTGATGGACGGCGTCAGCACCTCGTCGCAGAGCAGATGGTTGACCGTCTTGTCCACCATCGTGTTACTGGTTATGTAGCGCGGATGCCCGCGCTCATTGATCGGGAACTTGTTGCCCGGATCCGGCTTGTAGTCGCCGGTGATAAAGTCCTGCCGGATGTGGGCAGTGGTCAGCAGGTGGTTCATCTCGAACAGCTGGGTGCCGTGTTTGAACTTGCTGCTTTGCATCGCCTTGGTCCCGGCGTCATAAATGTTATTAGCATCAAAATATACAGTCATATAAAAACCACGCGATAGCCCCATCGGTCGTGACCGGGAGCGTCCTGGTTAGCATTTACCAGTTTCCGCTGGAAGGATGGCCTCTCCTTATGCAGCCGGTCCCCCCCCGCTCCCACACAAACCAGGAGTAGCTGGTGGCGTCGGTGCCTCGGCCGGTGAAGCTGGGGCGCTTGTGCAGGGTGTAGAGACCGCTGAGCGGGTGCTCCTGCCACCACTTGAAGCGCTTCTCGCTCTCCAGGAAGTTCGTCCGGAGCAGGAAGATCAGCAGGCCGCCAGGGTGCAGCAGCTCCAGGCTCTTGTTGATGAAGTCCAGGGCCAGACTGTAGGGCGGGTTGCCTATGATGACATCGTAGCCGCAGTCGGGCTCGTAGTCGAAGAAGCTGCCGATTGTGACGTTGTCAGCCAGAGCTTCCAGGGCGCCCCGCTCCTCCGGTCGCAGCTCCACGGCGTCGATCCGGTTGTCATATCCGCCTTCCCTCAGCACTTTGACGATCTGGCCGTTGCCGGCAGAAGGCTCCAGGATGCGGTCGCCGGAGCTGATGCCATCGAAGTTGGCCAGGAAGGCCCGGACGGTTTCCGGCGGGGTGGCATAGAAGTCGTAGGCCTTGCGCTCGCAGCCTCGGTTTGTGGCGCTCATTGTGGTGTCCACCTGCTTCCTCCGCAGATGAAGTAGTCGTCGGCCGGGATGTAACTCTCCAGGACGAGAGCGGTCGGGCTGCCATCGTGGCTGCAGCAGGCGTCACAGATGTGATCGCCTTCGCCTATCGGTTGCATATTGGCGCAGGTCTCGCAGCACTTGAAGGGCTCCGGCTTGCGTTGTCTGTTCTTTCTTCCCATGTGTGTTCTCCTTCAAATCGAGCACGATACGTGCACTTAATTCGTAAAAAAAATATAGCTCACGCTGCGGTTGTAGAATTTAGCCAGCTTGATCTTGATCTCGTCGCGAGGGACTCGCTCACCGGCCTCGTACATAGCCAGAGCGGAGACGCTGATGCCGCAGGCCTCAGCCACTTCCTGGCGGCTCCTGTTGCCTCTCAGTTTTCTGAGCTTTTCAGCCATGACTTTGTTGTTCATGCTTGTCCTCCTTTCTTATTTCTGAACCTTCTTCTGGAGCTTCAGCCAGATCTTCATGGTGTCACGGGTGATATAAAACGATCCGCACACGGCGATGAAGTGGTCGAGGTAGGTGTGGACCACCTCGCCCTCGATGACGTACTTGGCGCCGATCCAGCAGAGCTCGAAGGCGATCAAAGTGCCCAGCAGGCAGGCGAGATAATTGGAATAATACTTGAAGCGGGTCATTGTTGTGTGTCCTCCTTTTCTTTGGTGGCAGCGAGCGCGTCGCACCACTTGATAAATGCTCGTAAAATAGGATTGGTGTTGCCCTGGTCAGCCCAGCCGGCGAAGCCGATCCAGCCGTCAGCGTTGAAGCTGATGCACTCCCGGCGCTCGAAGTAGTGGCTGTTGACGTAGAGGAAGCAGCTGATCAGGGCGCCGTTGGTCTTCCGTTTGAGGTCGATCCGGCGGCTCAGGTACATGGAACCCATCGAGGTCTCGCAGTCTGCGTTGGCCTTCTTGATGTGCTTGTTCAGCAGCATGACCAGAGTCAGGATGTCGCCCTCGGTCACGTCGGCATAGGTGAGGCCCTCGCCGGCGAAGTAGGCCCGGGCCTCGTTATTGGTGCAGACGGGGAGGATCCCCGCCTTTCTCATATATGCAGCCATCAGTCCGTCCTCCTTTACCTCCCGGCGACCAGCAGGTCGTAGAGCTTAGCCTTCAGTTGGATGACTTCGGCCTCGGCGGCCTCAGCACGACGCTGGGCCTCTCCAGCGGCGGTTGCTTCCTCATCACATCTCTGGCCATTCCAGCGGGCGGTCTCCTGGGTCTGCTTCAGCTGATCCTTCAGCTTTGCGATCTCGGCGTCCTTTTCCTCGGCGACTGCATGGGCGGCAGCATGGGCGGCCTCGTAGTCCTTCACGGACTCGGACAGCTTGTCCTCCAGTTCTGCGACGCGCTTCTCAGCGCTGCGGGCGCGGTCAGCCATGGAGCAGGCCCAGTCGTTGTCGATGTTCTCAGCGGCCAGGTCGAAGCAGCCCTCGAAGGCGGTGGCCAGGTAGGAGTCCGGGCCCAGCTGCTCGACCATCTTCCGGATCTTCTCCAGGGTGTCGCGTTCCTGCTGTTTGGTGGCCGGGGTATTGGTGCTGGCCAGCTCTATGCTGATGATGGTGGCCGTGCTGTGACGGTAGCACTCGCCGAAGTCTTTGCGGGCCTGGCGCTCGTTGATGGCGGCGAAGTGGTCGGTGCCCTGGGTCCCGTTTTCGCGGGTAAAAATAATCTTGTAGGTGTTCATCGTGTGCCCTCCTGTCGTTGTGGGGTCTCTTGCGTGCACGTTTCGTGCACATTCACAATATAGCACACGCATCGTGCTCTGTCAAGCACATTTCGTGAAAATTTAATTGAAATTTTTGCACGTTATGTGTATAATTAAAGTATCTAAATAAGGGAGGTCATTCTTATGGCTGAATTTGCAAAAATCTTTAAGAAATTACGACTGGAGCGGGAGTTGTCTCAGAGCAGACTGGCCGACCAGCTTGGCATATCAAAGAGCGCTGTCAATATGTATGAACGCGGAGACCGCCGCCCCGATTTCGAGACGGCGGAAGTGATCGCGGACTTTTTCAACGTAGATATGAACTATTTGCTGGGGTATTCTGATAAAATCACGCGGCTGTCTGGGGATCACACCGACCCCACATCCGGCCCCTGCGTTGAAGTTACTGCTGCGGAGCTGGAGCTGCTGAAGGCTTTCCGGCACGCCGGAGCTGAGACCCAGGCAGCGATCAGAGCGATCCTGCACATTTAACGGGAGGACCCCGGGAAGGGAGGACGGTGCCATGCGCGGCGTCATTTATGCGAGATATTCACCAGGCCCGCACCAGACGGAGCAGTCCATCGAGGGCCAGGTTGCCGACTGCCAGCAGTATGCTGAGGAGCACGGCATTGACATCATAGAAATATATGCAGACCGGCACGTCTCTGGCAAAAGCGTCGTCGGCCGTGACGAGTTCCAGCGGATGTTACGAGACGCGGAGAAGGGCCGCTTCGACTGCGTCCTGGTGTGGAAGATCGACCGCTTCGGTCGGGATCGCCAGGACATTGCTATGGGAAAAATGGCCTTGAAGCGGGCGGGTGTCAAGCTGATGTACGCCCGGGAGAGCGTTCCGGAGGGCCCGGAGGGAATCATCCTGGAGAGCGTGCTGGAGGGCCTGGCCGAGTATTACTCCGCCGATCTCCGCCAGAAGGTCATCAGAGGCATGAAGGAGACCGCGAAGAAGGGTCAGTATTGCGGCCAGTCTCTGCCGATAGGGTATAAAGTAGACGCCGAGCGTCACATCGTCGTGGATGAGCGCGAGGCGGCAGTTGTCCGGGAGGCGTTCAAGCTCCACATCGCTGGCGGCCAGATCCGGGACATCGTCCAGCTGTTCGCTGACCGTGGGATCATGGGCCGGCGCGGGAAGCCGGTCTCCAATGCGGTCGTCTATCGTATGCTGCGGAATGAGAAGTACCTGGGCGAGTTCTACATCCAGGACGTGAAGCTGAACGTGGAACCGATCATCGACCAGGCGACCTTCCTGGAAGCTGCCCGGCACTTTAAGACAAGCCGCAACAATGCGGCAGGGAGGGCGAAGGTGAACTATTTGCTGAGCTGTAAAATGTTCTGCGGGTATTGCGGCTCGATGATCAGCGCAGAGGCCGGCACCGGGAAGCTGGGGAAAGTGTACCGATATTACAAGTGCGGGGACAAAAAGCGCGGGAAGAAGTGCGAGCTGAAGCCGTTCCCGAAGGACCACCTGGAGGATGCGATCATCCTGGCCACGGTGAACGATATGCTGACCGATGAGATGATCGAGAAGCTGACCGTCCGGATCCTGGAAGTCCAGGAACAGGAAAACGCCGACGATCCCGTGGTGGGATTGCGTCGGCGTCTTGACTCAAATAAAAAGCGCCAGCGGAACTTGCTGGACGCGATAGAAGAAGGCGGGGCCCGTGGCCTGGTCTCTCGTTTGGCTGCCCTGGAGGAAGAGGAGGAGCAGCTGGTGCTGGAGATCCAGCGGGCAGAAATAAAAAGGCCCCGACTCACCCATGAGGTGGTCGAGGCCTGGCTGCGCTCCTTCCGCGTCGGAGACGTCACGGATGACGACTTCCGCGCTCGGTTAGTTGACACGTTCATCGCCCGAGTCGAGCTCCGCAACGATGAGGCGCTGATATTTTACAATATCCGAGAAAAGGGCCCGCACTCACGTGTTCGAGTACGGCCCGAATGGTGGAGCTGACGGGAGTCGAACCCGTGTCCGAAAAGAAATCAGTTAGAGTATCTCCGGGCGCAGTGTGTTTATTAAATTTCCCTTGGTGCGGGCGAGCACACACGCACTACACCTTGGTAGCTTCATAAGTTCATGCCGGGCCGCAAAGCTTAAGCCCGTTCACGTTCAGTACCTAATCGACGCCCTGACCCCATGCGGTACTAACACAGGCAGGACGGCAGCGCCTAATTAGGCAGCTACGGCAACAGGATAATTGTTGTCAGTTAATTTAAGTTGGCGCTTTTATCGTGGGTCACCGCCACGGCCCGCTGCTCACGCCTCTCTCTCCCCGTCGAAACCATTACAGCCCCGTATATTCGGCAGGCAAGCCCACCGGGAAAGTGAAGTAGAAACAACTTATCGCTGCGTTTTGAGTGCGCGGTCAATGTCGCGCTTGGCGTCGCGCGCCGCAGCAGACGCACGCTTGTCATACAGCTTTTTGCCCTTGCACAGGCCCAGCTCCAGCTTGACGCGCCCCTTTTTAAAGTAAAGAGAGAGCGGCACCAGCGTGTAGCCCTGCAGCTTGATCTGCTGCCCAAGACGGCGGATCTCCACCTTGTGTGCCAGCAAACGCCGCGGACGGCGCGGGTCCTTGTTGAAGATGTTGCCCTGCTCATAGGGGCTGATGTGGATGCCCTTGGCGATCAGCTCGCCGTCATCGATGTCTGCCCAGGAATCCTTCAGGTTGACCCCTCCGGCGCGCAGGCTCTTGACCTCGGTGCCTACCAGCTCGATGCCTGTTTCCAGTGCCTCGATGACAAAGTATTCGTGGCGCACCTCACGGTTGACGGCAATCATTTTTTTCCCACACTTGTCCTCTGCCATGGGGCACACCTCCTTTACTATTGTGGTAGGATATTAAGTATAGCGCACCTGCGAGGGAAAGTCAAGCATCCGCCGTCGGATTTATGCAGCACTTTGCGTGGAAAAATGCAAAATTGCAAAAATTATAATTTTTGCAAAACCCTGTTGACATTCTCCTTCAAATCCGCTATAATAATAAAGCTGATTCAAGACAGCCCGGTTGACCGGGTGTAGCGCAGTTTGGTAGCGCGCTTGAATGGGGTTCAAGAGGCCGTGAGTTCGACTCTCGCCACTCGGACCAAAGATGGCTGTCAAGGTCAGCAGGAGCGTCAAATCCGAAAGGATTTGGCGCTTTTTTGTTTTTACGGCTTCAAACGCGGCAGCGCCTGCTCTAAGCCGTTGGCAATGGAGCGCTTGCAGCGTATGTCCAGATGGCCGTAGATGTTTGCGGTCATCTTGATGTCCGAGTGTCCCAGCCACTCCTGCACGTCCTTCAGGCCGTAGCCCTCCGACAGAAGCATGCTGGCGCAGGTGTGGCGCAGGTCGTGGAATCGGATGTGGGGCAGGTCGTACTTCTTCAGCAGCTTGTGGAAGGTGTGGCTCACATAGTCGGGGGAGTAGGGGTGCCCGTCCTCCCAGGTGAATACGTAGTCGTTGTCTATGAAGCTAAACTAAAAGAAACGCAGAAAGCTAATTACCTTTATTACAACAACTATGTTTACCAGAAGGAAAAGGGAATGTTTTCCTCGTATGATGCCGAAGAGCGTGTTGGTTACGCATTTTTGAAATATGGAATCAAAATCTGCAATCAGCTAAACAAATCGACATTTCGCCCTTTAGGGTTAACAACTCCGCCATCCTTTGGATTTGGTTCCCTTGTTGCAACAGACTATAACATTTCCAATACAGCACCATTAGTAATGTGGTGGGGAAGTCTCGAAGTGAATGACGCAGGTCCCGTTGGATGTTGGTATCCTCTTTTTCCAAGACGGGATAACAAAAAACTATATAGTTATGTGGCTGCGGAGGAATCAGCGGTATCAATTCATAACTGTACACTAATTCTAAAAACAGTTTATCGCTTAGCAGTTGACGAATATCAAAAAGACATTGAAAGGCGTAGAGAGGGAATCTGCAATCATGGAATTTTTGATTTAATGTCTTTGGACTTAGAATCGCTTACAGAGAAAAGAAAACAAAGCGACCTTCTTGGTTATCTTCTGTCGTTGAATTTCGAGCACCTTAAAGTCGTTCAAACGGTGATGTATATCGGAAGAGACTACGAAACGATGCTTCAGACCGAATGTGATGATGAATACGATGAAGAATATGATGAGGAGGACTTCAGTAGGAATACTATAAGTTTTCCAGTGCCAAATCCGGATTTTGTATTGTATGAATGGCTTCGAGATTTAGAAGAGTGCAAAGGCTGGAAATCAAAGAGAATTGAAGCTGAACAGGTTTACCAAAAGAAGTCGAGTCTTCATATATATTTGGAACGTGCGTTTAGAATTCTGGGAATAGAATACTGATAATATTGCCATTCACTATCCACCGTGCTATACTATCCTCAAATCATACATAATCTTATTGGAGGTATCATCCTATGCCCAGAACTAAAGGCAGTAAGAACCGTGTCACCGCTACCGCTGACTTCGATGCCCAGATCAAGAAGTTGCAGAAAGATAAGGCGATGCTGGAAGAGGGGCTTTCCAAGACTGTCGCCCAGATCGAAGAGCTGAAGACTGACATTAAGTCTCTGCGTGAAAGTCTGAAACCGCAGAGAGCGGAGATCAAGCAGACCGAAAAGGAAATCGCAAAGCTGGAGGCCAAGAAAGTGGCAGCCGAAGCAAAAGCCGCTGAAGCCGCAAAGAAGGCAGAAGCCGAGGATGTGCTGAAGAAGCTACTGGCAAGCGGCGTGACCGCAGATGAGATTCTCGAAAAACTGAAATAAAGTAATATGCCGTGTGGACTTAACTCCAGAAGTTCACACGGCGTATTTTTGAGTGCGCCATATAGTTTGTGACGATAATAAAAGTGAGGTGAAATCTGTGGATAACACACGCAAGGTCGGCGGTGGACGGAAGCCATCAAAACCGGAGTACAGTGCGACCAAGAACCTGGTACAGCAGATGGAAGCGGCTGCTGAACTTTATACGGACAGAATGAGCCTGCAAGCCATCGCAGACGCACTAGCGCTCAACCCTATCAAGGTTCGGAAACTACTCATCACAGCCGGAGTCTACGAGTCGGACACGGCAAAACTTGTCCGGCAGACCTTCAATACCTTCAGAGAAACACAAAACTACTCCAATGCCGTCACCTCCACCATGGCTGCCTTGCGGCTGTCCTGTTCCTCTGTGACCTCTTATCTGCCGTATGAGAAAGGCGTGTACTTCCCGGAAGATGCAGAAGCAGAGAATATCAGTGCTGGGGCAGAGCGGCAGCGTCACTACCGAGCTGTGGTTGCGCTGAAGAAGAATCCCTGCGAGGAGAACCTCTGGAAGTGCGTGGTGGCTTTTCGGGAATACAAGTTTAAGACGATGTCCGGCTTGCCCTTTACATATACGCTGAAGAAGGGCAGAGGAGATGAATTCACCAAGGAACGGTGGATCGACCGCAGAGAGGGTAGCAAGAGCCTTGCTTGGAGTTCTGTGCTGCTGGCGTATCACAATATCGGAAAAATTGGAGAGGTAGTGGACAGACCCAAGGCGCTGGGAGACATCCGGGGCGTGTCGTATATCTATGGAATGTTCTACCGATTTGGCTTAATTGACGTGCCGGAAAAGGTCAAGGAGAAGATGACGAAGTAATACGAGCGCGGGAGTATAGTTTGTGACGAAATTAAACTGCCCTCCGTGGATAACCACAGAAGGCAGTCAGTTGGTTTATTCCCATTCCTCATCCCGGGCTCGGAGAAGATCCTGTACTTCTTTTTCGGTTGCCGGGCGGATGGCAGGCCTGTTCTGATAGCCCGTTTTGCCGCAGTCTGGGCAACGGTCGGGCAGCGACTCTGCTTCAAAGCAGTAATGGCAGACATCGCAGAAATAGTAGTTCACAGTGTTTTGCACTTCCTTTGCCATGTAGGCGTTTATATATCATCAGGATACTTTTCTATCCCGAGGTAGTCCGCAATACTAGTGATACCCTCACCGGCAAGATTGGCAATATCGTCGAAGGGGATGATGACCGGCAGCTCTTTCTCAATGCCCACTGCTTTTCTATCGCTGTCCTGCATGACTTTCAGTTCTCGATAAACTGGGTCGATCATAACAACTGTGCCGGTCAGACTAATGTATTTTCCGGTGCACTCTGTGGTTCGGACAAAGTACCGGACTACGACCTTCATGCCTTTCTTGACCTGCAGGAGCTTGTCGGATAGGTCGTTCTTCTCCTCATCGGAGAGCTCCACCTTCTTCACTAGCAGCTTGCTGGCTCCTTCACTGGAAATCTCGTCATCGAAGCCACGCAGCGCAGCAAAGGGGCGGAATAGGATGACTTTGAATGCCCCTTTTTGGCGTTTAAAATCTGCCCGTTCCATAACATCGATGTCGAGGGCTTCTGCAAGTTCAAAGGGGTCGTTGCATTTGAATTTCCGAATCAAACGGCGAGGCAAGGCTGATGCTTGCTTATTAATCATGATTGCATTTCACTCCATATCATAGCCGAGAAAGCTGAAAACTTAAAAATCAGGATTCGCTGCCGGATTCTGAAATGCCCCGGTATTTTTTAGGAACGTACTTTCTGTTTTTCTCTTTGGCTTTCCAGTATGCCTCCTGGAAGGCGCGCATCATGGCCTCCATATCTTCCTCGGTAAGCTCACCGCCGGCATACAGGCCGGACACCTCTTTAATGAGACGCTCTGCCTGTTCATGCCCCTTGGATCCGTATTTTTCGGTGGCCTTCAGGATGAACTCGGCATCATCGTCCATGAGTGAATTGACTTCTATACCGAGAGCGTCGGCGAGCAGAGGATAGGTCTCCTTCTGCTTGGGCATACGTTCACCGCTTTCATAATTCTGGATGGTGCGTAGTGCGATGCCGGTCATTTCTGCGAGTTGCTTTTGGGAATACTTTGCAGCAAGTCGGGCAGCCCTGACTTTCTCACCGAATTTCATGGTCATTTCCTCCTGGTTGATAGTACGATATGCGCTATGTTGCGCTTGACAATATGCAAGTTTCCTTGTATAATGTGCATTGCAAACGCAACTTGCATATTTATATTAGCGCACAATACGCAAGTTGTCAAGAGGGAAGAGAATTATTTTCTGGAAAAGAGAGTGCGCTAAGAGCAAGTTATCATTCGATAAAAGAGAATTGCAACATCTTGCAAGAAAATTGCAAGGAAGTGTTGACTACGTGTGCAAGATGTGGTATGACTATGTTGCAAGAGGTCGCAAGAGTGACTTCGAGAAGGGAGACAAAGGTGATGGCAGAAGAATATGTACTGGCGAGAACGCCTGACCTGCTGCGCTTAGGAGAGTTGGTTACGAGGGCAAAGGGACCGAGTCGCACGATGGCTCAGTTTGCGGAGGACTGTGGAATCGGCGCTTCAACGTTGTCCCGGATTGCTAACGGAAAAATTACGAAGGCAGTTTCGTTGGAGAATTTGCAGGCAATTTATGATCACAGGGATGAAAGTGTGGAGCTTCCCTTTGAGACTTTTGCACGAGCTGACGGATATGTTTCTCCAAGGGAATACACCTTTTTAAGACGTCGGGGTTCTCTTGAGGATTTGCGTCAGGCAGAACAAACGGCGCAGAATATAATAACTCTTTCGTTGTTGAATCGTGGCATAACCTTAAAGCGCATTTCACCGGCAACACTATTTCGAGAAGACTTTCCTCGAGTGCGACCTAGCCTGGGGTTAGACCTGAAATGCGAAATAGGCGAAAGACGATGGCTCTTTTTCTATGTACTTGCAGAATGTGCAGAAGATGGAGAACGGAGTGTTTCACCGTTGACTTCCTCTGCAGAGCACATGGCATACAATGCTTTGACAATGAGATCTTCGCTTTTCTTGTTAGATGCGTGGTATCCAGAGAAACTCGATGATACGAGATCAACGATTGTGTTTCGTGATGCAAAGCTTTTCGATGCTGCAGTTGAATTGCTAAGAAGAAGGCCAATACAGACAGCGATGTCTGTGATGCTATTGGATTTTGATGAAGGACGGATTGTGAAGGAACAGTGGATTTCACAGGGACTAGAAAAGTCTGCTCGATTTCAGTCCTCCTCTGCTCCCGTTCCGACATCTGCTCCGGACTCAGTTCCATCCCTTGTTCCATGCTCATCTCCAATAGGCCACCTTTCAATTATTTTTTCTGCTTCATTTAATAAGTCCTCAAGATCGTCCGAGGTCAATGTGCTATATTCAACCAGCTCCTTAGCCGGTCGAAGAATATCCCAGCCTCCTGCATAGTGTTCTTGCTCAAGCAGATGCACTTCTGCACTGCCTGCACCAGCTGCAAGACCAGACACCGTTGTGCCAACAGAACCGAACAGTCCCGCAATCGCAGAACCTGCCGAGCCAGCGATGCCGCCCAGCGTGGAGCCTACGCCGGAGAGCAGCCCGGACAGGCTGCTGCCAACACCACCGAGCTTGGAGAGAACACCAGTCGCAACGCTGCCGAGGTTCGATAATATGCCGGTTCCGCTGCTGCCAAGGCTGCCCAGCTTCGAGATGACACCGGTGATACCTTGTCCCAGACCACCCATCTTGGAGGTCAGCCCAGAGATCAGATTACCGAAGTTCGAGATGATCTGTCCGCCATCGGCGTTGCCGATTTTCGACAGGAAACCACCGATCTTTGTCAGCAGACCACCGCCGCCATCCGTTCCCAGTGCATTGCCGAGATTCGTGAGCGTCTCGCCCAAGCTGCCGAAGGTACTCTTCATGGAGCCGAGCTTGTCCACGATAGACAGTGCTGACCGTATCGCCCACCTTACTGATACCCTCACCCAGACCTTTCAGGAAATCCGAGTTGAAGGTATCACCGAGGCTGCGGATCGCGTTGCCCAGAGAACTGGTCTGATCGCTTAGGTCTCCGATAGAGGTCTTCATGTCGGAGAAGCCCTGCTTCACTTCATCGCTCATGCTGCCGACCGATGTTTTGGTGATCTTTCCAAGGTCGCTCCACACGGACTGAAACTCGCTGGTCATGCCCTCCAGACCGCTCATCAGGCCAGTTCGGATGCCGGATGCCAGTCCGCTTGCAGCCGACCGAACTCTACTTGTGCTGCCGGTGATCGTAGAAGCAAAGCCACTCACCACAGACCTTACCTTGTCACCCATGTCTCCCACAGGTGTGTTCAGGTTGGTCTTCATGGAGCCAGACAATGTCTTGACCGCTTTGACCACTTTGTCCTGATTCTTCTTGATGCCGCTTGCCAGCAGCTTCATGAAGTCCGGCATATACTCGTCCGCATCGGACAGAGGACCGGTATCAGGCACAGAGAAATGCAGCAGGCTTCTGACTTTGCTTGCCACGTTCTCTGCGGCCCGGACGACCGAGCCTGCCGCCGCACGAACACCGGCCGCCATCTGGGAGCAGATGTCACTGCCCCAGCTGTATGCCGAAGAAGCAATGGAGCTGAGAGAGTTGAAGCTGCTCTTGATGCCGGACACACCGGAAGAAACCGTGGAGCGCAGGTTCGACATGGCGCCGGACACCGCCGACTGCACACTGGAGAAGGTAGAGTTGGTCGTGGACTTCACGCCGTTCCAACCCGAAGAAACCGTGGACTTCACTGCGTTCACAGCCGAAGATGCCGTGCTGCGGATTGTGTTCCAGCTGGAACTGAGTACCGACTGGATATTCGACCAACTGCTGCTGGTCAGGCTGCTGAGGTTGTTCCACCCCGCCGTGACGGAACTCTTGACCGCATTGACTGAGCTGGTGGTTGCACTCTTGATGCTGTTCCAGCTCGTATTCAGCACGGTCTGGATGGAATTCCAACTGGACGTTGTCAAACTGCGCAGATTCGTCCACCCGGTCGTGACGGAAGTTTTCACAGCGTTGACCGAGGCTGTCGTTGCGCTCTTGATGCTGCTCCAGCTCGTGTTCAGTGCCGACTGGATGGAACTCCAGCTGGATGTTGTCAACGTGCGCAGGTTAGTCCAGCCATTGGTGACAACCGTTTTGACTGCACTGACCGCAGTTGTGCTGGCGGATTTGATGGAATTCCAGCTTGCCGTCAGGCTCGACTGGATGCCGGACCAGCTGGATATTGTAAGGGTGCGGAGCTGCGTCCAGCCATTGGTGACAGCGGTCTTTACGCTGTTCAGGCTGGAAGTCACTGAAGTCGTGATGCCGCTCCATGCTGCCGTGAGGTTGGTCTTGACCGCATTCCATGCCGTAGTGGTGTCCGACGCAATGCCGGACCATGCCGCCGACACAGATGCCTTGATGCTGTCGATCTGGCTCGTCACAGACTGTGCCATGCCGGTGCAGGCAGTTGATACGGAATCAGACACACCCGACCATGCGGTCTGGGCTTCTGCCTCCACACCGGACCATGCATTGGAGGTCTCCGTTTTCATCTGAGTGGTAGAGTCACTGGTCTTGCCGGTGATGGCATCCCAGATACCACCAAAGAATCCGGAGATTCCTTCCCATGCGCTGGAAATGCCAGACTTGATACCCTCCCACGCAGTGCTTGCCGTAGACTGGATGCCTTCCCATGCCCCGGACAGCCCGGTCGCCACCGTATCGACCGCAGAGGTCACACCCGACTGGATACCATCCCAAGCTATAGAAATCGCACCCTTGATGCCATCCCATGCAGACGAGGCGGTCGTCTGGATTCCCGTCCATGCAGTCGAAAGCCCAGAGCCGAGCGTCTCAACCGCGCCGGACACAAAGGAGGAGATTCCCTCCCATGCGCCGGAGATGACACCCGAAATGCCCTCCCACACAGTCGATGCCGCCGACTTGATATCCTCCCAAGCCGTAGACCAGTCGCCAGAGATGACGCTCATAACAGTCGAGATGACTGCGGAGATCGCGTCCATAACGCCGCTGACCACGCCGGAGATTGCCTCCCAGACCGTAGAGAATACCGTCTGCAAGCCGGTCAGGATACCGCCAAGGAAATCCGATATCCCGGTGAAGGTGGACTGTGCGTTCTCGTCCATTTCCCCGGTTTTCCCCGTGAAGAACGAGACGATGCCGTTCCAGATACCCTCGAAGAAATCCTTGATCCCCGTCCAGACCCCGGTAAAGAAATCCGAGATCCCATTCCAGACGGTAGATGCTGTGGTCTGGATGCCTGTCAGAATACCAGCGAAGAAATCGCTGATTCCTGTCCAGATTCCCTCAAAGAATCCCTTGATGCTCTCCCAGACCGAACTCCAGTCCGTACCGAACCAGCCGAGGAACACATCTGCTACAGCCTTCAAGGTGTCCAGCACCGTAGAGAAGATGGACTTGATGCCGTTCCAGATGCCGGAGAAAATGCCCTTGACTTCCTCCCATGCGCCGCTCCAGTTGCCCTGGAACAGGTTGGAGAAAACATCGAACAGACCAATAAGGGTATCGAGGACCGTTCCCAGTACAGTGGACACGACCTGAAAGGCACCCTCGAACACAAGAGCCAACACCTGACAGAATCCATCCCAGACTGCTTTCAGCACCTCGACGATATCCTTGAAGTCAAAGCCGAGGGCATTGAGCCGCTGGGTCAGTTGGTCGCAGAAGCCGCGCACCTTTTCGACGATTCCGTTCCAGATGTTGGTGATGGCGGTGCGGAACTCCTCATTGGTGTTCCAGAGGTGCATGAAGGCAGCGACCAGCGTACCGATGACGGCTACGACCGCCATAACCGGCGCCGAGACCCCACCGAGTGCTGCGCCCAGCTTACCGAACAGTCCGGTTGCACCGCCCACCCGGGTGGAGAGCAGTCGGATGCCCTTTGCCAGCGAACTGAATCCTCGCAGAGCCGTACCAACTGTCGATATGGTCTTTCCCAGTACAATGAGCAGCGGACCGATGGCCGCAGCCAGAGCCGCCACCTTGAGGATGGTTTCTCTGGTGCTGTCATCCATGCTGTTGAGCTTGTCCACGAATGCCTGCACCGCCGACACGATCTTGCGGATGGTGGGCATCAGGAGGTCGCCAAAAGAAATAGCCAGCTCTTCCAACTGAGATTTCAGAATGGTGAGCTGACCATTTAAGTTGTCCTGCATGGTTTCTGCCATGCTCTCCGCAGAACCGTCACAGTTCTCGATGGCACCACGGAGCTTGTCGATGTCACCTTCGCCGGCATTCATCAGGGCAAGGAAACCGGACATGGCGTTCTTGCCGACCAGCGATTCGGCATTGGCTGCCTTTTCGGATTCGGTCAGACCGGAGAACGCCACACGGCAGTCCGCAAGGATATCGTTCAGGCTTCTCATGCTGCCGTCCGCATTGCTGGTGGCGATAGTGACCTCGCCGATGTTCTTGCCTGCAAATGTCACTTCGCCAGCAAGGTTGTTCATGATGGATCGCAGCGAAGTACCTGCCTGTGATGCCTTGATACCGCTGTTTGCCATGAGACCGATGGCTTCTGCGGTGTCCTCTGCGCTGAAACCCAGCGCACCGGCGATAGGCGCACAGTACTTGAAGGTCTCGCCCATCATGCTGACGTTGGTGTTTGCATTGGACGATGCCGCCGCAAGGATGTCCGCAAAGTGACCGGAATCCGCAGCCGACAGACCAAAGGCGGTCAAGGCATCCGTGACAATATCCGAGGTGGTCGCCAAGTCCTCACCGGATGCAGCAGCAAGGTTCATGATGCCCTCGATACCATCCAGCATATCCCCGGTCTTCCAGCCGGCCATCGCCATGTATTCCATAGCGGAGGCTGCTTCGGAGGCTGAAAACTTGGTCTTGGCACCCATCTCACGAGCTTTTTCACGCAGGGAATCAAAGTCAGAGCCAGTCGCGCCGGAAATGGCGGCGACCTTACTCATCTCCTGGTCGAAGTCTGCTGCGGTCTTCACCGCCGCTGTGCCTAAGCCAGTAACCGCCGCTGTGACCGGCAGGAACTTCTTACCCACACCCTCGACCTGAGAGCCGACCGTCTGGAGCTTTTCCCCCACCGCATCGATCTTGGCAAGGGTCGTATTGGTTACCGCCGCCTGTTCCTGCAGGGATTTGAGGTTCTGCTCCGTCTCCACGATCTCACGCTGGAGTGCATCGTACTGGTCCTGCGTGATCTTGCCATCTGCAAGCTGCTGGTTGGCCTGCTCTGCCGCCGTCTTTAAGGTGGTGAGCTTCTCCTTGGTGGCTTCGATAGCCTCCTTCAGCATCCTCTGCTTCTGGGTGACAGCCTCGGTGTTGGAGGGGTCCAGTTTCAGGAGCTTGTTGACATCCTTCAGCTCAGACTGCGTTGTTTTGATGGTTTTGTTGACGCTTTCCAGTGCCTTGGAAAGTTTTGTAGTATCGCCGCCGATCTCAACGGTAATGCCTGCGATTCTGGATGCCATGCGGATAACCACCTCCTTCGGGGCATAAGTAAAGGCCCATCCGCACAAGGCGAATAGGCCAAAGAAATATTATAGTCAGTATCAAATCCGACCGACTTGCATACAATATATTTGTAAACAAATAAGTCGATGTTCTTGTTGACGTTTTCGCAAACCCATGCTATAATGCAAGTGAAGAAAGGAGTTGACAATTATGGCATCTGTTATGAGTGCAATCACCAATACCGTTCCTATCACCCAGTTTAATCGAGGGCTTGCCGGCAAGATTTTTGATGAGGTTAAGCAGTGTGGTGCAAAGGTTGTCATGAAGAACAACACTGCGGAGTGTGTCCTTATCTCTCCTGACGAGTATGTCCGCCTGATGGACGAACTGAATGACGCTCGCCTTTTGGCGGTCGCCTCTGAACGTATGGCGCACTTTGACCCTTCTACCTTGATTTCCGAAGAGGAAATGAACCGTCGGCTCGGTGTCACTGAAGACGACCTCTCCGGTTTTGACGAGGTAGAAATCGAATGAGTTGGAAAGTCGAATACCTCCCAGAAGCGGAAAAAGACCTCAAAGGTTTAGATGGAAGTCAGCGCAATCTTGTTCTAAAAGCAATCAAGAAAGTTCAGCAGAATCCTCTTCCTGTCGATGAGAATGGCTACGGAAAACCTCTCGGCAATCATAGCAGCACCAGTCTTGCAGGTTTAATGAAAATCAAACTTCGCTCCGCTGGTCTGCGCATTGTTTACCAACTTCGTCGTACTGAAACATCCATGATGATAATTGTCATCGGAGTTCGTGCAGATGAAGAAGTTTATGAACTTGCCCAGAAGAGGGTTCGTAAACACGATATACTCGGTTGACTATCTTCACCCAATCAGCTATAATTCAATAGTGATCAGGTTTCGGTAACCTTGCGAGGTCTGAGACCGGGAAGATGACCTCCGGGCCACCTTCTTTCTCCCCCAGCTGTGCACGGCTGGGGGATTTTTCTTTATCCTCGCAGACTTTCGTGCTTATTTTGCAATCAATATAAGCACGAAAGTTTGGTCAGAACCGGTCAAAGTCTGCCTGCGATGCCAGCTCCTGATACGGATACTCATCGTTCTGCCGCTCTGTGAACATGTCATTGACCAACCCGATGGTCAGCAAGTCGAGGTCGGCGATGCTGATACCGAGCTGCACACAGCGCAGCATGAAGAGCGGGGTGGTCATTACCCGCTCACTTTTGCGAGGTTTTTTCTTGCCTCTACCTCCGTCTGCACGTTCAGGCCCCACAGTTCGATCAACTGGGGCAAAATCTGGTAGATGGAGAAGGTGTTGAAGTTCTCCAGCCACTCATCCGGTGTGTCCGGCACCTGATCAGGATGGGCGTGCTTCGCCATAATGTAGGCGATATTCTCGAACATCTCCAGACTGAACAGGTCAAGGCTGGAACTTTCCTCATCATTATCCCCCACGCTCTTTTCCAGAGAGCGCAGGTCCTTATAGATGTCCCGGCCGAATTTGATGCGGTACAGACGAGGAACGGCTGCGCTGGCGCGGAACTCCACCATCTGACCATCGATCTCGATTTTCTTCGTAACTGCCATAGTCTTTATCCTCCATTTCATGTAGAAAGGGCAGAGCCTCCGCCCTGCCCTCGGTTCGTGTACTTGCTTACTCTGCCGGGTCGATGCTGACCAGCGCATTGCCGCCGCTGACGGTGGGCAACCTGCCGTCCCATTTCTGGATCTTCTGGTACTCGATCAGGGAATCCGACAGGCTTTCTGCAATCTTGCGGTTAGCCTCAGCCTGAGCATCTGCGGCGATGGAAGTCTTCTGTGCCTCCGCTTCTGCCTTGGTGATTGCAACCTGCTTATCTGCTTCTGCCTTAGCAATGGCAGCCTCGTTCTCGATCTTCTGCTTATCAGCGTTCTGCTGGGCGATGGACTTCTGCTGGATAGCGGTATTATAGGCTTCCTCAAAATCCATATCGTTGATGACCACCTTATTGATGAACACCGCACCCTCGCCGTACTTCTGGTTCAGGGATTCCGCCAGCTTCTGCTGGGCCAGAGGCTCGATCTTGGTGCGATTGGTCACTTCATTGGGGCCAAGCTCTGCCATCGCGGACTTGATGGCAGATGCCACCAGTTCGTCACCGACCAGATTCTTGGTGTCAGACACATTTGCGTACAACCATGCGCTCCTTTCGGGAAGCACCTGATAGGTCACAATGACATCTGCGGCATACACCGGAGTCTTGTCGGAGGCTTCACCCCAGATCTGCGCCTCAATATTCTTATCCTGCTGCTTGTTGTTGACGGTGTGGATGCTCTGGACGAACGGAACGGTGAAGTTCAGCTTACCGCTTTGGATGGTCGTTTCCTGAATCTGACCGAAGCTGGTCTTCACGCCGGTATAACCAGTCGGGACAATGGTCACAGACCGGAACAGCAGGAAAGCCACAAAGATGACAGTGAACAGGGAAAATACACGATGCTTTTTCATATTGAAAATCTCCTTATACAATAATGTAGGAAGCAGAGCCGAAGCCCTGCCTCGGTTTATCAGCCCTGAGGATCAGTCTCCTCAGTCACCACACCGGAGGCCTCTGCCTGCGGCTCATAGACCTTCTCGTACCACTTGTTGTAGACATCGTCGCTGGTGTTGGTGCCGGTCTTGGCCTTGACATAACCGTTTGCCAGCGGCGTTGCCTGCAAGGTCAGGGTGTCGGTCTTGACCTCCTTGCTGTCCTCGTTGGTATCACCTTCGATGGACGGACGGCTTGCCACACAGTTGTACATAACGTGGCGGATATGCCGCTGGTCGCCATCGAACTCGAACAGGAACGCGAAATGCTCCAGTTCTGCGTTGGCGTTTTCCGCCAGAACGCCGTTGCCATCCAGTTCCTCGTGCATGATATCCGTGAGGAAGGACTCCGGAATCAGGGCGATTTCCAGATCACCCTCATAGCCGGAGTTGTTATTCACGACATAGTAGGCGATATTGTCCGCATAGAACGGCTCAATATCACCATTGGCATCCAGGGACAGACTGACCGCACCAGGGATGCGTACCGGGGTATCGTAGGTAACGCCGCCGTCCTCGTCAAAGGTTGCCTTGGCGTAATGGCAGTTTTTCAGGCCGTACTTGACCTTGTTGCTTTTCTTACCCATTGCTTTCTCCTCTCGTGAAAAAAGCCCTGCGGCTGACTCAGACGGTCAGCTCATACAGGACTTCATACATCTTTTCCGTCTCGATCCAAGCCTCGCTCTTTTCATAGAAAAGCTCGTGGGCGGTCAGGACTTCTTCGATTGCTGCCTCCGTATCCGGATCTTTGTAATCGGTGTACACCTCAATGTCCAGCCGATTGAAGTGGTGGTACACGATGCCGTCCGCACTAAAATTTGCGGCTTTCGGATACAGAAAACAGATGAATGGCGGATCAGGGCTTTCCCCTTCTGCAAAATGGTCATACGCATAGGGCAGCCCCATTTCTTCCACCATCGCTTTGACTTCTGCGTGGGTCATGGCATCCTCCTACTTCAGTGCTTTCTCGATGAGGCTTTGGAGCAGCTCGACCCCCTCCTGCTCGGCAGGAGCAATGTGCGGTCTTGCCGCCACACGCCCACCGCCGCGCTTGGCGTGGCCCTTTTCCAAAAGATGCGTCAGCTGGTATCGGTCTTTGGAATGGACGACCATCTGAAGGCTCTGACTGGATTTCTCCTGCTTGGTCGCCACCCAGCTCGACTTATACCGACCGGTCCGGGATGGCGCGCCGGCCTCGATTTCCTCCTTGACCGTCTTTGCCGATTTCCGAACCGCTCGTTTGACCTCGGAGGATGCCAGCTTCGCATGGGGTGTAACCTCCTTGGATGTATTCGTGAGAGGAAGTCCTCTCATAATGCTTACTGAAATTCGGGAAAAGGTACCCTATTTTCAAAAACTTTTCTTGAGCCTTTTAATTGCGGCAGCCATAATTTTGCTGACCACGGGTCTTACAATCCCCAATTCTTCTGCGATTTCATACTGGTTCAGCCCTTTATAGAAGTAGAGCTGGATGATTTCCTGCTGACGATCCGTGAGCTTACCCATAGCGGCATACAGCTTGCGCAGTTCCTCTTCTGCCAACATTTCGGCATTTTCTTCATCCATGAAGTCCACCATAACGGCATCCGACCAGTCAGAGCCATCGCAATCCAAACTGGCGGCCTCATTGATGGCAACCGTCTTGCTGCGGTTGCTCTCCATCCGGCGTTCGCCTTCCATGACCAGACGCACTGACCACTCGGCATCCTCGAACACTTCCGCCGGAACGACCTCGTATGTACCGTCATTGAAATCGTAGCGGTAGTCGCCGCAGCGGTCGATGGCCATGACCGTGTGTGCGCCATCCTCTTCATAGACGGCGTAACCATTCTCATAGGCTGTGAGCGTTGCACCACCCACCACAGTTCTAGCCGCAATCACAGGATGCATCTCCATAAGCTGTGCGTACTTCGGCAGCTTCTTTTCGATAACCGCAGCAACCGTGTTCTTCAGCTCACGCAGAGAGATATGTGCGTTGACAGTCAGATTCTCGACTGGCTGCGCCACGCTCTCCACTGTCTGCGGTAACGGCTGGCGGATTTCCATCACGCCTACGCCACCATTGATTGCAACTACCCCGTTCATCATCATGTTAGTCATCTTTTTGTCCTTTTCCCCCGGACTCTGGGAGGGAGAAGGATACCGATGACGGAAGCGGAGCAGGGCTCACATTCTGAGCTGTGACTGCCTGCAAAACGCAGAAAGCCCGATTCCAGAGATGGGAGGTACACCCATAGACCGGCTGTTCTACCGCAGCAGACAGTGTCTGCCAGCTGGTAAAACTCCGTTATGGTATCCTTCGCCTTCTCTAGAATCGGGCTTACGATATTATTTTTTGTTCTTGGGGCTTGTCCCTTGAACTGACTCAATTATAGATGATTTAGCGGCCTTTTTCATTTCCCCAAAAGGTGATTATGCTCTGCCAAAATCTACATATCTGTAGACTTTCCCTTTCACAAAAACAAAACCGTGCAGCAGCCACTGCACGGTTCACACGGCCTTCCTTTGAGGGACTTCGAATCTTCTAGCCACCATCAGCAAGGCTTCTACATCTTCTGTTCCTAGGCTTCCAACAATTGCCAGTAATTCTCTTCTTGACTTTTCCTCCTCTTCCATATGTACTTGAAGCCGATCTGGCACCAGTTTATCAACAGGTACCTCCAGAGCCTCCGCCACATCAAACAACGTCTGTATTCCCATTTCGACCTTTCCGGTTTCATATCGGGAAATGGTTTTGTTGGTGCAACCTCCTCCAAGTTCTTCAGCAAGAGCATCCTGCGTCATGTGTTTCTGTTTGCGAATCTTCTTGATTTGCTGACCAACAAGTTTCGGGTCTGATTGCCATGCTACACTCAACAAAATCACCTCCTTCAACGAAAAAAGACCGGAGCAGACATACGCACACTTATCCCACTGGTTCTTTGAACAACTATTCAAAAACTAGGATAAAATGTATGTATATCTGCTCCGGCCTTCCTCGGTACGGGTTCCACGCCGTCCGGTATGCTCGTAAGCTGATTCACGCAAAATGCGTGACGAACCTTATATATGTATCCTGACTTCCTCTGGTTTTCGGTATAATTAGGGCCCATCGCCTGCGTACAAAATGCCAGTGGTTTTCTCTGGGCATTCAGCTACGGCCATACCGCAGGGAAGTCTAGGTGTCTGTCTATGCGTGTTTTCTCTTATCTGCGTGTTTGCCTCTGTCTAAAGATTTCTCTTCTTGCTTTCCGTAAGCCTTACTAAGAAATTCATCCATTGGCATCTTACAGTTCTTCGTCATCAAGACTGGACCTGCCGCTGTATTCTGGCATAAGCAAAACAGCTTTCCATCGGCGTTCCTAATGGGATACGGTTCATTTACCATGGCTTGTCCTCCTCGAAATCACAGTCTGTAGAAAAATCTTCTGGAAGAACAGCCTGTTCAAGAGGGCTATACGTTTGATTATGACGGCTATCAGGTCGCACGGCGGGAGCTTTTTGCCCATCTCCGGGACCCGGCAATCGTAATCAGGAAGGACAGCGTTACATTTAATACTGCCTGCATAGCCGGTTTGGAAGATGTGGTCTACGTCAACATCATGTTCAACAGCACATTGAAGCGGCTTGTGGTCAAGGGCTGCAATGAGAATGACAAGGATGCTCTGCGCTGGTGCGTTGCAAAGCCGGATAAGCGCAAGAGCAGGAAAATGTCATGCCGTCTTTTCTCGGAACTGCTCTATAAAGAGATGGGCTGGGCAAGCACCTGCCGGTACAAGATCCTCGGCTATCGCATTGAGTTTGAAGGTGAGTCACTTTATGTGTTTGACCTCGTTGCCGCCGAGGTGTTCCATGAGCGTAAGAAGAAGCAGTCTGATGAAGTGATGCCAACGGAGACATCTGCTGAGAATAAGGAAGAGGCGCAACCTGTGAACACCCGGAAGGGATACTACCCGGATGATATTGCGGGCTCTTTTGGTGTGCCTGTTGAGCAGCACCGACAGGAGTCGGAGGTTCGGCAGATGGACGGCTATGTTTCAGTTGGAATGCTCACAGGGCTTCCCGGTCAGCAACAAAATACTTAAAAATCCCGTTTTTGCACCAAGGGGGTAGTCTACCCTTTTTTAGAGAGGAGGAGCATCAATGTCTGAGAAGCAGACAAATACATGGCAGAAGAATATGATGGGACTTACATTTCGGTATGCGGACGGTCGCATATCAATTTTCAAGAGCGCCCTTGAAGCGATTGGACGGCCGGAATTTTATCATTTCCTCTACAACCCGGCCAAGCAGATGTTTGCGATCCAAGCCTGTGGGATAGACGAGGAGGGAGCAAATCGCCTTCCAAAGCATAGCACGGATGACCGGTATGAAATCAAAAGTAAGGGGCTTGTGCGCCTGATCTATCAAAGCTGTGGCTGGGACAGGACAAGGTCATACAGGCTGCCGGGAGTCGAATATCCACAGCACCGTCTGGTGAATTATGATTTGAGCCGGGCCATTCCAATCTTTGAAGGAAGAATCGACAAGAAAACGCAGGAGGCGCAGAGAGGAGAGAAAGCTCTCAAAGCGTAATGGCGCAGAGAAGAAAAAGTTAGGCTCCGCAATCGCAGAGAAAACTGAAAAAAAGCAGCAGCCCACCAGGTTGCTTTCCAACGAGCTGAGAGATCAGCCGGAAGGAAAGGTGACCCGGTGGGCTGTTTTTTGTGTTTTCTGGGAAGATTGCCTCGTGTCTGAAAGGGTGTTTATGCCTGACTGCACCTATTTCTTCGTGCCTGAATTGACGGAGCCGGGGAGAGGGGCAGAAGTCTGCCTCGTGTCTAAACGGATGTTTATTCCTGATGGCACCCCTGTCCCCACGGCAAAATACTACATATTGACACGAAGAAATAGATGTACACTAAATATGGTGGCTTGCTCTGCGACCAGCGTTGAATCCTGTTTATGCCTGAAAGTACCGAGGGAGTTTCCGAGGGCCAAACCACCGCAATGAGTGGAGAAAGCCACTAAATATCGATGATTTTATACATTTCAAGCTGCTAAAAATTGGAAGAAATTCCAGAGTGGAATCTGGTATAAATACGCCTCTTACAGTGGCGTTAAGCTGGAAAGTCGGCAGACTGCCCTGTATGAGGCTGCAATACTGCATCTAGTAGTGCAAAATGCCGGGAACCCGGGCGTGAAAGAGGGCAAAACGAGTGTGAATTGAAGCTTTTATGCCCCGAAAAAGCGCTTTTATGGATGCGACGGTAGCTCGTGGGTTTATGTCTGATTGCACCGTGAGGGGATGTACCGAGATTGCGGTGACTTTCACATAGCGGTTTCGGGGTGCCCGGTGAGATTGCGATGATACTATAATAGAAGAGACGTGAGGATATTATGCGCTGCGAGGAACGATTCTACGAAATATACGGCAAGGAACCTACGGGCATCAGCTTTGTGAAATGTGTCGTCAATAACAACTCTATGCGCGTTTGGCGGTATCGGCGCAGAACTGACCGCTGCCAGCAGTCGAACGCACCTTGCAGAAAGGGGTGCGAACGACTGAACGGGCACTGCGCGGGCCGCTGATCTGCCGCGCAGAGGTGCCGGACACCTAAGTGGGATTTTACCACATCCCCCGGCGGGCAAACCTGTTCGCGCCTGCCGGGTACATGTGCGGGTGCTGGCGCAGATTTCACAGCATCGGTCAGTTCGATTCTGACGGCCCGCTGCTCCTTTTTCTCTCCATACTTTTTCATAGCTGACAGCCGGGAAAGACCGGCATTATATGAACTGCCAAACGCCGCATGAAGCCAAGGCAGGAAGAAAAACCAAACAGGAGGATTGCAAGATGGACACCACCACCAAAACCCCGAAAGCCTGCATCGGCGATATGTTCCCCAGTGTGTTTCCCGGAATGCCGATGTTCGCCTATGTTCCCAACCCATACGACTGCGGACGGCCCGCCAAGGTCTACCCCGGTGACAATACCTACTATTGCGTGAAAGGTGCGCCGCTCTGCGCAGTGGATGCAGAGGATGCCGCACTACTGGCAATTCGTCGCACGGTATGCCGCACCATGAATCAGTGTTACGGCGCGGCCACGCCCGCGCAGGTCGCTGCTGTTGAAGCCGGCATCAAGTACGGATGGAGTGACCGCCGCGCGAATCCTGCGCTGTATGACGCTGACGGCGCGTTTTGCGGGTAACATCCACCCACGGAGGTATTACGAATGGGCAGACCGCCGAAGCGGAATCTGAACTATTCGACGTGGGATGTGAACGTTCTCGAAAACGACACCTCTATTGACAACTTGATTGATGCACAAGGCCCGGCGGGCTTTTATGTCTACTTTGCCCTGTGCCAAAAAGCCTACGCCACCGATGGTTATTTCTACCGCTGGGGATATGACAACGCCGCATCGACAGCGCGCAAGCTGGGCGGCGGGTTGAAGTCAACCCAAGTTCGGGCAATCGTTGATCTGTGCGTGTCTTTAGGACTTTTCGACAAAGCCTTATTTACAACGGACGGAATATTAACTTCTCGGGCGATACAAAGCCGCTATCTGGACGGCATCGCACGGCGTACAGGCGAAATACCGATTATTGTTGAATACTGGCTTTTAGAGGTTACACCCCGCGCCGGTTTAGTTTTCGTACACAAAAACGGAGAAACCGCATACAAAAACCCAGATAACGAACAACAGAAACCGAGTTTCTGCACAGAAGATTATATTAGACAAGCCTTGTAGTTCTCGGTGTACCGCACGGCGTTTGCACTTTGGACAGCCTGCGAAAGAATTTCAATGCGGCTGTATCCAGAAATCTGAATGTGAAGGGACGAATAGCCGTTCTTGAAGTGCAGCACCATCCAACTGCCACAGCCAGCCGTGCAGCCACAGCCGTCCGAAATTGAGTATTCCAGTTTTTCAAATTCCGGCAAACTGATACGCAGCATTTCCGAAATACTACGCATGAAGTTTGTAGTCGGTGGGCATCCGTGGCACATAGCGTAGACAGCTTCAACAGCTGACGGCGGCATGATCTTTGCGGCGTGGTCTGCCTGTTCGGCTATGCTGGTGAACAAATCGGCAAGGGCCTGCGCCTTGGCGGTAAGCTGTTCTAATTTTTCGTTGGCTTCGTCAGTGTTCAGCGTGACGGCAATTTCGACTTCTTTATTCATTCTGTCCCTTTCTTTGTATCCGCCGGGGAACGGCCACGGCGCTTGATGTTCTGATCGACTGTCTGCTGTGCCTTGACGGCGCTGTAGACTTTACGCCCGCCGGGGAACCGTTCGTCGGTATATCCGCGCGGCAGTTCTCGGTAGATGGTCGCCAGCGAAACGCCAACGACGGATGCAATGTCAGACGGCGCAATGCCGCGCGCATATAGCTTTTCGATAAGTAGGCGGTCATCGTGGGTGAGATACCTATATTCGCGCACTACTGCACCTCGCTTTCGGTAAAAAAATAATGCGAAAAAGGCTTGAAACCTCTTTCGCAT